AACTTCACCATTGACACCGCGAGGCAATTTACCTTTGATAATATCTGACATGGTTTTAGATGCGCCGACATGTGTCTTTAACAAGATGTCATCTGGCACAACACGAGACCGTTCTTGGTTTGCTTTAACCGCCACATAGTAATCGGTCAGTACCCAAGTGACATGAATGTCTTTTGCATCATACCCCAATGAACTAAGATAAGGCATCATTTCTTTGATATCTTCTAGTTCTTTTAAAGTGATATCAAACATTAAGTTTGGTAACGTTTCTTTTGATTTCGACTGAGACAAAGACATGGCAAGTTTAAGTAAACGTTTCTCACGTACACCGCTATCCTTAACCATCTGATGAAGACTTGCAACATCTTCTGGATTACGTAAGTTCATATCAAGATCACGAACTTTAATGAATAGCTTCTTCAATTCGTCCACATCAAAAATCTTAAACTTATCGCCTTCCATAAAGTTGCTTGATGCAAACCCCTTACCAGAACCCGCACCACCTGCCAAGAATACAACTTGACCGTAGCGTTTTCCTTGATTATACATAATCAGCTTTTCTTCAAGCTGTTGGTACTCGCGCATTTCTGCGTGTTCTTTAAAAGTGATCATTAGATTTCTATTCCTGTGTCCTTCGCGCACTCAATGTATGTAAAAAATTGTTCTGATTTTTTAATCTGGTGTCTAACTTTTGTCACCAAATATTTTCCACTCAAGTATTTATCTTGTTGCCCATCCTTCTTATTTAGAGTCGTTGCAACTGGTATTTCTAAGTAAATAGTCCGCCCCACATACAAAGTTTCATCACCCGGCACAGTAACTTCTAAAACCGTATTAAATAAATGACGTTTGTAAGATGATTGGCTACCAAGATTTCTATTAATCTTTTTGGGGTATGGCCTTTCACTTCTAAAGATATTATCTTGGTCATGATTGTTGCGTGATTGCGTCATGAAGATTAAAGGATCGCCTGTTACTTGACCCGGAATCTTAAATTTTTGTAAAGTATTGAACCTTGAATGCTCCTTTTCGTAGTTAAATACACTTTCTGTTTTATTTTTGCGCAAAATATCGACGTTTATTGTTTTTGACCTAAATAAACCCCCCTGCGCATTTTGTAAGATGTTCGATTGTTTCTGTACCGTATAATCAATAATTTTTGAACTATCTCGATAACGGTCTTCAGTTTCTTTATCTGCTTCGTTACCTATTGTAGGAAGATAAGTAAATCGGTGTGACACATCTTCTTGAACTAAATTGTTAACATCTTCAAATTTAAATCCAAGGAAGTCCTCATAATATAAAAAGTAAGGAGCATGCCCCAAACAATCTGCTTCACGCGCCAACATATCAATAGTCGCATCAACGGACATGTTGGGTATCACATATTTTTGCAATCCATTGGTTTCTCGAAAAAATACATCTTTATCGATACGACAATTCGTGACTTGTCGATACGAGCGATACAAATCTTTTATTTGTCTCGAATACACAAACTCATCAGTAATTGAGCGAATCATTTTATCAATTGTGTTTGGCCCGTATGCACGACTGATTTTTTTGACAGATGCAAAATATGCTTCTGGGCTAATACCTGAAAGCAAATAGCTTTCAATTTTTTCATCGACACGCTGACGTTCAGTAAGTTCATAGATTGCAAATGCTAAAACTTGTGTTTCATTACCCGGCACTTCGAACTTAACAAAAAGCATTTCGCCGCCAGTAAATCCTCCCGCCAATCCCGCACGAGAATCACCCTTTAAACTATCAAGCACACCAAGCGCATCTTGCACTACGATGTCGCATTGCATATAATGTTCATGTAAACTTTGAAAAAAGTTGTATTCCAAGACAAGTTTCATAATATCTATTATTTGCCCTGTCTGAGAAACCAACAAGGCTTGTTTAACATCTATATCTCCGGCGTATAGATATCCAGTTCTATTTGATCTTGACATCAAATACCATCCTTCAGAATCACTTCAACTTCGCTCTTGACTTGATTGAGGAATCGCTTGTCTAGTAGTCGAATAGACCTCTTTGCATCATTTAGTTCTACTTCATAATCATACTTTGTGATTAACTCACGCCCCTCTTCTGATAGTGTGTTGTATTTTGTTTCGTCAACAACAACGTATCGCTTTTCAATAATTGTTCCATCAAACTTGACACTCTTTTCGTTTAGTATTTGACGATATTCATGCACGGTAGATTGTGCATGAGGAATTGAACCATATTTTTGTTTGAGATATGTTTCAAAGTCGCGGTCAAACAGTGGATAGTCAAACATTGGATCAATAATGTTATTAAACAACAACACCAACCAAGCAAGGTCGGCATCACCATAGTATTTTTCTGCAACAACATCTGGACGGTCTCCAGATTGTAAATTGTACTCATAGAACACATCCGAGCGTTCTTGTACTGATGCGCGAATAATGAATCGTCTTAGAACATTGGTAGCATCAATGGTCTGCCCAACATTTGTTAAGTCGTGCTTGGTGATCGGAAAATAGGAAAAGTATTCAGACATTATAAGTCCTCATATCCAAGAGTCACATCTTCGCGTTTTGAGATGTTGTTTTTTTCTAGGGTTTCTTTTGTTTGAATCGCAGTCTCTTGGAAACCAAGCGTCATTTCTATAGACACTGGTGCTTGAGTCTGTTCAAAAAATAGCGGAGTTCCCTCACCATTATAGTTGACACTAAACGAGTTCAACACACAGATTTCATATTCAAACAAATGTGGTCTGATACTGTCAGCAAACTGAATGTAAAATTCATCTGGATATTCAAATGCCAGAGTACCGAATGCATAAGACGGTAGCATGTGATAACGGAATGTGTTGATGATGTCTTTGATTAAATCAGACTCTTGTTGATTACGTGCGATAAATTTGTACGTAAAACTGTGGGTACGAAAATTAACACCTTGGAACACCACCGCAAGATGAGGATTCAGTGCCAAGCCTTCGTTCACCGACAGACCAGAAGCAACGCCTCCGGTTGTTCCGCCGAGTGCTAGCAAACCACCGATTGGTCCTGCAAGTGCCGCCGCACCACCTGCAAGTGCTGTTGGACCAAGCGCACCAAGCATCTGCACACCTGCATCGGTGTCGTTTCCTTTGAGTGCCTGCATACCCGCATCGATTTTAGATGTAACCATATCAGCAATCGATGAGCCTGCTTGTCCGAGTTCACTCGCAGTGACCTGTCCTGCCGCCATTGCGCCAAAAATACCAAGATTCTCATTTGAGTAATTAGCCGCATACTGTATGCCAAGATTTGAAGGAACAGGCAATACAACATGTTTTAAATAATTACGTTCTGCTTCAGTAGTTCGTTGTTTACGGTCATAGCGCATGACACTAAATATCATGTAGTGATCATTGTCGATATCTGGCGGAAATACCAGTGTCGGCTCAACTTTATTGTTCTTGTATAAATCTTTGATTGGTGAAACAATGCGATTCCCGCGTCTTGCTTTCTGAATCAACTGATTAAAGTTAGCAGATATCGAAACACCATTCGGTCCTGCGGAAACAGAAAACGCACCTTTTCCCGCCGCGCCAAGCGCGTCTTCAAGTTGACCTGATGCTTGACCGACAACGGACTTGCCTTGTGCGGTAAGTTGTTTGAGATTTATTTTTGGCATCTAAATATCCAGTGATACATTTTTGACTATTTATAACGACATGACAAAAGCATATAAAGGAAAATACCAAGTTAAGAATCCTGAAAAATACAAAGGGAATCCTAACAATGTAATCTTTCGCAGTTCTTGGGAACTCAAGTTTTTTAACTACTGCGACAAAAATCCTGATATACTACAGTGGGCATCTGAAGAACCTTTTATGGTTGTTCCTTACAAGTCTCCTATAGACGGTAAGTGGCATCGATACTTTCCCGATGTGTGGATAAAAACTGCAAAAGATACATTTCTTATAGAAATAAAACCTTTTAAGGAAACGCAAGAACCAAAAAGGCGTTCACGTGTAACCAAAAAGTATTTATATGAAGTTAAGACATGGGGCATAAACTCTGCGAAATGGAAAGCGGCACAAGAGTTTTGTCATGACCGTAAATGGATGTTTAAGATAATCACTGAAAAAGAAATGAACTTATAATAACCGTTATAAATAGTGTGAGAAAGTACAGGAATTTTAATGGCACAGATTTTCGACGACATTTTATTGCGAGGGGTTCGTCAGGGGCAAATTCCTGCACGTACCCAAGAGGCACGAGAATGGTTTCGTGAAAAGGCGAGACAAAACCGTTCTAATGCGAGATATCCATCAAACCTGATGAAGGGTGATGGTAAAGTCGAATCTCCTACAATTGGTCATATGTACCATTTCTTTTATGACCCAAAGAACAAGAAGACGTTACCCTACTACGATAGATTCCCTCTGATATTCATGGTCGGTCCTGCCGACAATGGATTCTATGGGATTAACTTGCACTATCTTCCGCCTACGCTTCGTGCGGCATTGATGGACAATCTATACACGATTACATCTAACACAAGATATGATGAAAATACGAAACTAAGAATTTCTTACGACATCTTGAAAGGTGCGTCTAAATATAAAAACTTTAAACCAACTTTTAAACATTATCTAAGTGCAAAGGTAAAGTCTCAATTTCTTAAGATTGATGCGGTGGAGTGGGATATTGCATTGTTTCTAGATACTGCAAGATTCGAAAAGGCATCCAGACAGAAGGTTTGGGCAGACAGCAGGAAGATGCTTACATGACATTTAACGTCAACAATCTTATTTCATCAATTAACAAATCTGGCATCGCAAAGAATTCACACTTTGAGGTGCAGTTACAGGGTCACGGAAGTTCTGGTGAAGAGCGCGATTTGATGTTTCGTGCAGACACCGCAGAGATACCCGGACGTAATCTTGCGACTGCAGAGCATCGATTTACAAACTACGGACCGATAAACAAAGTTCCCTACGGTGCACAGATTTACAGCGACATCACGATTTCTTTTTTGCTGTCGGCTGACATGCGAGAAAAAGAATACTTTGAATTTTGGCAAGAAAAGATCGTTAACACAGGCGCGTTTGAACAGGGTGTTGAGGCAAAAACCTTTTCACCATTCAATGCTAAATATTTTAATGATTATGCAGGCGGCGTTATTGTTCGTCAGTACGGATCTTCTGGTGAACTTCGTTCTGTCTATACGCTGAATGAAGCCTATCCGATTAACATTGCACCCGTTGCATTGTCATGGGGAGACGACACACCATCTAAAATGAGTGTTACTTTCGCATACCGCAACTATCGAGTTGCATTTACAATTGGAGATCAACCAAGACGTGGAATCGGTTTCGGATTCTCTATTGGTCCGGGTGGAGTTGCAGGAAATGTCAACTTACCCGGAGTCGGAAGCGTTGCGGGTATCTTTGGCGGAATAGATGCAGTTCAAGCAACAGTCGGAGACGTAAACAGTCGAGTTGCACAAATTCGTTCATTACTTTAATTATTGAGGTTTTATCATGGCACTACCGAATATATCAACCCCTGAGTTTGTTACAAAAGTACCTTCTACAGGAGAAGAAATCAAATACCGTCCATTCTTAGTCAAAGAAGAAAAGATTCTTTTGATGGCAATGGAAGGCAAAGACCAAAATGAAATTCAGAATGCGGTTCAGAAAATTCTGAGCAACTGTATTCTTACACCAATTGAAATCAGCAAACTCGCAACTTTCGATATCGAGTATTTGTTTCTTCAGTTAAGAAGCAAGTCAGTCGGTGAAGTCATTCAGATTAAGATTGGACATAGCGACGAAAGCGAATGTACTCACCGTTCTGAGGTATCAGTCAATGTTGATGATGTTCAAGTCAGGGGTGAGGTACAAGACGGAAAGATTATGCTAACGGATGATGTTGGTATCGTGTTGCGTTATCCAAACATGACAGACATCCAAGCAGTATCAGGTGAAGACACAGGATCGCTTTTTAAGATTGTCTATCGTTGCATCGATTATGTGTTTGACAAAGAAGAAGTGTACAACGATTTCTCAGAGACTGAAATTGAGGAATGGATGGAGACTTTGAATCAAGGACAGTTCCAAAAGATTTCAGATTTCTTTAATTCGGTGCCTCGTTTGTCACATGAAATTGAGTGGACGTGTAAACAGTGCGGACAGAAAGATAAAATTACACTAGAGGGATTACAAAGTTTTTTTACTTAAGCATGGTGCATGACTCCCTTGCGAATATGTATCAATTAAATTTTGCACTCATGCAACACCACAAGTATTCTTTAACCGAACTTGAAAACATGATTCCTTTTGAGCGAGATATCTATGTGACTTTGTTAAGAAATCATCTTGAAGAACAAGAAGAGAAATTAAAACAACAACAGGCAAAAAGGTAAAAATGATAAATAGGTGTGTATCGCGAGGTTGCCGCCTCCATACACTCTAATGCTAATAAGGAGCAATCAGCATGACTATTTATCATACACACCATATCGTTCCAAAACACGCAGGCGGAACAGACGACCCTTCAAATTTGGTTCAACTCACAGTAGAAGAACATGCGGAAGCACATCTAAAACTTTATAAAAAGTATAATAGATGGCAAGATAAAGTTGCTTGGCAAAGTCTTTCGGGTCAAATAACTTCTGATAAAGCAAGACGTATAGCGGTTTCTAATACTCTTAAAGGAAACTCTAAGTCAGATGATCACAGAAAAAAACTTCAAGAAAATTTAAAGAAAAATGGATTTAATGCTAATCCAATATTTACCAAAGAACATAAAGAAAAGCTATCCAAAAAAGCAAAAGAACGACCTACGGTAAAGTGTCCTCACTGTAAAAAACAAGGACAAAAAAATGCAATGCTTAGATGGCACTTTGATAAATGTAAGTATAAATAACAAGTATTGAGTAATTTTGTCATGTAACAACAACAAGCCAAGAGGTAAAGTCACGTGGCAGAAGAACAAAAAACGATTGACGCATCATGCGTAGAAGGCGCGGATGCGAATGGCGATGGTCATATCACCAAAGAAGAACTGGAAATGCACCTTGAGTTCAAGCGTAAAGAACTTGAGGATCAAGACGCACAAAGAGACGCGATTCGTAAGATGGCATGGTTTTCTCTGTTCGGACTGCTACTATATCCTATAGGAATTTTTGTAACAAGTGCTTTTGGCATGGATAAAGCGGCTAATCTAATTGCTGACATTGCTCCGACATATTTCGCCTCAATTGCAGTTTTGGTTTCAGCATTCTTTGGTGCTGACGCTATTGCAAAGAAAAAAGAAGTAAAATAAATGGCAGACTTACCTGTAGTCAACAAACTCGACGAGATCAAAGAGATCGACACGGACATTCGTGAAGGTCAGATCAACGCGGCAAAAATCTTTGAATCAAATATGCAAGAACTTGTTCAAACGAATAAAGGTTTGGCGGTTGCTTTAGATTCAATGAACTTAACACTTGCAGAGATGTTTAATATTGATCAAGAACGTCTTGAAGCATTGCGCGAGCAAATGCGTCTTGCAGAAGAAGATAGACGCGAAAGAGATCGAGAAGGACCAACAGGCGCAGGTACAGCAGGTGCTGATGTCGATAATCGATTGGACTTAGCAGGTCTCGCGGGACTTGGTGCGTTTGCGGCACTCGCTTCGGCAATCTTTGGTTTCGATGAGTATCTTCGTGCATTGGGTCTGCCTAAAATTTTTGATGGATTCAAAACAAGTTTTACTAAATTCACGGATGGTATCAAAAAGATTAAACTACCAGACGTTGTAATTTCCAATACTGCAGTTGTTGATAATATCGTCAAGCAAGCAAAGATAGCCGCATATGCCGCAGTTGGTTTGGGAGAAGATGGTAGACCGATTGCGCGACGAGCACCAGACGGAACATTCAGAGCAGGACTGTTTAGCCAAATAAGAACCGCAATACGAGGTATTGTTACTGGATTCACCACAGGCTTGGATACCATCAAGCAAACACTTATTGCGGGTGGTGAAGGCGGTACTTTATTTACACGGATTAGCACAGTCTTCAGCGCACTCATCGACGAGTTCACAAAACCGATTCGATTACTCACAGAGTCCAACCCGTTTTCTGACAAAGTTGCAGAAATCAGGAAAGGTATCACAACGTTCTTTGAAAGTATTCCTCGATTTAACTTTGCTGTGCCTGAGTCTGCTTTTTCGTTCGCAAAAGCACTTGGCAGTGTATCAGAAGGAACAGGTATTCTTGGCTTTTTTGGAAAGGCGTTTGGAATTCTTGAGCCTATTCTTAAACC